CATATCGAAGACTTCATCAATGCCGAAGTCGGTGTGAAATATGCCGAAGACGGTATCGTCTACACAAGTAGGGGATTGAAACACCTTGTGGTATACATCACAGGCTTAACAGCAGTAGCTTGCGAGCTTGTGGATGTGTGCAATGCAATGGGTGTACCACTCACACTCATGCATTACGACCGTGACACGGGAAATTATCGCCCACAGGTGCTAAGTACGGTAGAATCCGTGTGGTATTAATTGCCCACGGAATGGTATGTAAAGAATCAATATAGGAGGAGAAGAGTATGAAAAGAGAAGAAAAGTGTTACGTGTTCAAATGTTACGCTGAGAAGCGATATGAAATTGCTAAGGCAAAGCAGGAGGGGAAGGAAAGAGTCCGTGCCCGCCTTAGTGGGATGCGAGATGGCATCTACCAGGTCATGAAAGGTCTTGGTGCCTATGAAGAATATCAGGACTGGAGAAGAAGTCCTGAGGGGAAGAAATTCCTCAAAGAATGCAATCAGAAGTACGGAGGATTGAGATAATGGTGCTATTAGCAATGTTTTTGATAGCAGGTGGAACTTTCATGGGTTCATACACTGCAGTAGAGAAGGTATTAAAAATGTATGGTCGTAAGGCTTATAAAGAAGGATATATGGACGCTTGCAACGGTGTGCCATATCCAAGAAAAAATAAATGAAATAGAGTATAGGAGGAAGAAATAATTATGGAAGCAAATAAACAGAAACAAATCGATATTATTTTAAGCCATGAATACGTGTGGTATCACGGAGACTGGGTAGGAACAGACAAATTAGAAAAGACAGAAGAAGGTCTTGAACTAGACGGAACACTGTTGAACGAGAATTTATTCAACTGGTGCGACCAGATGGAGACCTATTATTACCATGATGGGTATGATAGCGTCTATGAAGCACTAGATAGTGCCCGTTGCGAGTTCTACGCTCCTAGTGACTGGCTCGTGGATAACGACTTTCTGTATTCCGAGTATGAAGATAGATACTTGGATTATAGCATTGCATTCGAGAGTGATACGGGCGAGTATGCCACAAAAGAGTGGTATGAACGCAATGGTTATCGAGAAGCCGTCTGTGACCAGTGGGATAATCTAGTGTGGACAGATGACTATATCTTCACAGAAGATACAGGCGTGTGCTTTACACGAGACTACGCAGATGACAGTCTCTACTGGGATAGGGATGGTTATAGAGAGGAGGAACCAGATGTGACAATCTATGATTATCATGCATGGGACGGAGGATATGAAGAACGTTCCATTGGCAACGAAGCATTATCACGAACAGGTCAGAAGCTGTTCATGGGAACTGAGCTTGAGGTAGATGACCTCAACGAAGAAAGAGAGGACTTCGCTAATAGCATGTTGGACTATCTAGGAAGAGAGTTATTCCATGCAGAGAGAGACGGCTCAGTGGATCACGAGTACATCTCTCAGCCTATGACACTGGAAAAGCGTCATAGTATCGAAGATGCAGAGCGAGAAGCATTGCAGTATGCAAGACACTATGCACGTTCACATGATGCAGGAACATGCGGTTTGCACGTCCATGTCAATGAGTCATTCTTTGATGACCATAGCTATCTAAGACTAAAGACTATCTTGGAGTTCTTCAAGGAAGAGTTGTTCCGTTTCAGCAGAAGACAGAGCTTTGACGGAAGTTACTATTCATTTGAGAGAAGCGGCTACGGTCAGAGTGACAAGAACAACTTGGACATCAAGACACTTAAGGATGAGTGTGTACAAGGTCATAGTGGCTGGTACAATGAGCACTCAGGCAGAACGTTCGAGTTTAGACTGTTCCGTGGTACATTGAAATATGACACTCTAATGGCATCATTGGAGATTGTATCTAACATCTGCTGGCTTGCAGACAGTGACAAGGAAGATATTACATGGAATGATTTGGTCGGAGAAGGAGACTACTGCAAGGAATATGCAAGAATGCGTGGTATCAGCAACGAAGATGACGTGTTGCATCTAGGCTTATTGGAGAAAAAATATCATGACCAGCTAGAAGAGGAACGCAGACGTGAAGAATTGCATAGACTCAGAATGTCGTTATGCAGTACTGTAAATAACGTATTGAATGAATGTATCATGAGAAAAGACGGGCATAATTACTACTTCAACAAGCAGGGGGATGGTCTAATCATGTTCAAATTGGATGACACTGACGGAATTGTAGGAGAAGCAGTGAGACGCTTGGATGATGACGAATCGTTTGACATCTTTGAAAGAACATACGGAGATTGGAATTACGTCATGAGCAGAGAAAAATATATCGAAAAGTGGTGTAATCAGGCATACGCAGAGAATAAATAGCATATAGTGGTAGGTAAATAGTGGTAGGTAAATATATCGAAAATAAATAACACAAACAGGAGGAATAAAGATTATGTGTATTATCGTAGCAAAAGAGAAAGGTATAGAACTTCCGATGATGGAGGTATTTAAGAGATGCTTTACGGCAAACCCAGACGGAGCAGGCATCATGTATGCCAGTGATGGGGAAGTACATATCAGAAAGGGCTTCATGGAATATGAAGCATTTGAAAAGGAAATGAACGCTCTAAAGGAAAAGCTAGGAGATTTAACGGATGTCGCTATGGCATTCCACTTTAGAATCAGTACAGCAGGGAATATAGACGGTGGCAACTGTCATCCGTATCCGATTGTGGATAACGAAGCGATCATGCGAAGACATTCGTATGATACCGACTTAGGGTTCATGCATAACGGCATTCTAAGAGAATGGGATCCACCAAAGGGGAGCGTAATTAATGATAGTATGACATTTGCAAGAGACTGTGCATCACTTCTTAAGGATGCGTATGGGTACAATATGTTAGAAAACCCTAGAGTATATAGGCTTGTAGATAAGGAAAGAGAGACAAGCAGATTCTGCTTCTTGGATAAGGACGGCAACATGACACTCTTAGGTAGCTGGGAAGAGGACTACAACGGTGTAATGTTCAGTAATACATCATACTTGCCCTATGCAGAGAGATACGGATATTATAGTGGGTACACAGGGTATACAGGGACAGGAACCTCAGGATATGATAAATTATACGACAACTGGTACGACTATTACGACTACAATTATGATACCGCATCCGCAGGGAAGAATGGCAAGGACGAAGCATATGGTGTCGGTTCTTACGGGAAGGATAACGCATATGATAAGCTACTTGAAGACATTTCTATGGGGGAATTAAGCAGTGATGATGTAGAATATGTATATTCAGACATCACGCCTGACTTCGAAGTAGATGAAGAAGCATACTACAAGATAGGAGGAGACTGGATTATGATTGACCGGATTAACTTCCGTGGTGCAGTAATTGGAGAAGATGACGAATTGGATGCAGTGTTTGAAGCATTGCGTGAGAGTGGCGAAGACGTAAATGTAGTATATAATAACGGCAAGATTACATTGGATAAGCAGGCATAGGAGGTATAGCATATGGATTTATATAGTGAGAGAATAATTGAAGCGTTCGAAGACGAGCGTGATAGAAATGAAAAGTTAAGTATGAGAGCAGATGCATTGGAGGAAGAGATTAGCTATCTAAGACCAATGGTTAGGTATCTCATTCAGCATCTAAGCGTGAAGATGACATTGGATGAGCTTAGCACAGCCGCTAAGATTGTAGAAGACTTGAAGTATTTTGAAGAAGAAAATTATGATATAGAGGATGCGTGCGTATACGGTCCGAAGGACCACGCTGGTAGCATAGAAAGGATGTGGTAGCGTGTGTGCGTATAGCAGAAAGGAGATGGTAGTCATGGGTGCGATTGTAGGAATGATATGGCTTGGAATCGTAATCGGATTCGTGCTGGCAGAATTTAGGAAATGACAAAATGTCAATTTGGATAATAACACCTGTCACCGAAAAACACCGATAAATAGGGCATAATTTGAATTTTGTGACGAATGACGGGTGTTTTTTCCAAGTCGCTAGTTATTTTTTATATATATATTATATATATCTATTTATTTTCTATTAACTTATTTTTTACTGTCATTCTGTCATAAAATAAAAAAAGTATAGATAAATAGGGCAAAAATTGAATGACAAGAAGAAAAAAATATTTGACATTTTTCTGTCAATCGTGACACTATCATGGTGGTATTATGGTAAGTGGTAGATAATTGCACCACGGATAGTAGATAATTATTGTTTGAATCAGTATATACATAGGAGGATAAAGTATGGATAATTTCAGAGTCGGTGACAAAGTTGTCGTAAAAGGTTGGGTACATGAGAGAGGAGAGTACCATACCTTTGCTTGTGAAATGGATGAGTACATTGGACGGATTGCTACTGTAACACGTAGCTCTGATAACGGTCAGTACATTAAACTTGATATAGATAATGGGTACTGGTCATGGCACCCCGCATGGCTTGCTTATCCAAATGGAAGGGTTGATATTTATGAGTGCTAAGTATAAGAGTGGTGATGTCGTTAGACTTGTATGCCATAATATTTTCGAAGCAGCTCGTTCAGCCGTTGGGTTCAACAATAGCATGTTAGACATGCTCGGTGAGGTACACATTATTCAGAGAAGTGTTGTAAGAGAACAGGACGGTGTGCTGGTATACTATATGGAAGGCTCACGCTGGGTATGGCGAGAAGACTGGGTTGAGCCTGTGTTCGGTAGAGTGGATGTATATGAAAATGTTTAGGAGGTAATATTTATGATTACTAAATATAAGAATGGTGACATTGTTAAGCTCGTATGCAACGATATTGAAGAAGCAACTTACTCAAGCGTTGGGTTCAATGATTACATGCTTGACATGCTCGGAAGTGTGCAAGTTGTTAAGAAAAGACGATATTCAGATGTACATCATGCATGGGTATACTATTTGAAAGGTTCACGTTGGATGTGGAGAGAAGATTGGCTTGTCCCTGCATTGGGTAGAGTAGATAAATATTAATTAGGAGGTAAATAATATATGGAATTTCGTGTAGGAGATAGAGTGTTGGTAGGAGAATTAAGCGATTATCATACGGAAGATGGACATAGAGTATGGTTCAATGAGGATATGTTGCATTTTATAGGGAAACAGTATATTATTGATGGTATAAGAGAATTTTACGGAGAAAAACTATACTGGATTGGAAGCCGTAGGAGGGGAACCCATTGGTGGTTTGTCAGTGATTGGCTTCTGCCAGCGGAAGGAAGAGTGGATATGTACTGAACGAACATGTCCATTGATAGGGGGTGTCTCACATGATTAGGTTAAGAGACTATCAGCAGGACTTGTACAATGGCATACTCAACGAGTTCAGGAAAGGAAACAGGAGAGTTCTTGCACAGTCTCCCTGTCGAAGTGGGAAGTCATATGTCATAGCCAAGCTCATAGAGGACTTGACTAAAGGAAAAGCGTTATTGATAGCACACCGTATAGAGCTGTTAAATCAATTGTCAGGCTTCTTAGTGGAGGAAGGATTAAACTATAAGGTCTATGTGGAAAGCGTCTTCACGGAAGCAAGACGGCTCGATAAGAGCAACATAACGCTAATCATAATAGATGAAGCACACCTCAGTGGTGCCAAGTCGTATCACAAGGTAGTGGAAGCATATCCGAATGCATATGTGGTTGGGTTCACTGCAACACCGACACGGTTGGACGGCAAGAGACTTGATTTGTATCATAGACTGATAACAGGCATCAGTGTGAAGTCGCTTATCAAGAAGGGTGCGATAAGTCAGTTCGATTACTATGCACCTGCGATAAACCTAGACCTGAGCGAGATTGATACACGAATGGGTGACTATGTTATCGGACAGTTGGATGACCTGATGACTAAGAGCAGAATCTACGGAGATGTAATCAAGGCATACAGGAAACTGGGCGGTGGCAAGCAGGCGATAGCATACTGCGTAAGCGTTAAGCATAGTCTTAAGGTGTGCGAGGAGTTCTCTCATGCAGGGATAAGTGCACGTCATATAGATGGTTCAATGAGAAAGAATGAGAGAAAGAGAATCATGGATGACTTCAGGAATGGAGACTTTGATGTACTGTGCAACTGCAATATCATATCGGAAGGCATCACACTGCCTGATGTGGAAGTAGCCATACTGCTGAGACCGACACAGTCGCTTGCACTGTATATTCAGCAGTCAATGAGATGTATGACACCGAAAGAAGGAAAGCGTGCAGTCATCATAGACTGCGTAGGAAACTATCAGAGACATGGACTGCCTGATGATGATAGAGAATGGACGCTTGACGGGGTAACGAAGAAGCATAGAGAATTCAATGACGAGGGCGAGTTCACAATCAGAATGTGTCCTAAGTGCTTTAAGGTATTCAAGACTGCGAGCAGATGCCCCTACTGTGGCTATAAAATCGTCCCTGTAGGCAGAGAAATTGAGCAGATGAAGGAAGTAGAGTTCGCCAAGATTAAGAAGCGTGAGGAAGCGAAAAAGGCGGACAAGAGAAGACAGGTAGGTAGAGCACGAACACGAGCAGAGCTAGAAGCCATAGCCAAGGAGCGTAGGTACAGTCCATACTGGGTTAAGATAATGTGCAAAGCTAAGAAGATACCATATTAAGGAATACAATATTAAGGAGGACTAGAAAATGAAATTGTATAATGACGACACATTAGTGTCATACCTAAAGAAAGTTATGAAAGAAGAAAAAATCTCGCAAAGAAAGTTTGCGAAGATGAGCGGAGTACCACGCTCTACGGTGCAGAGATTTGTAACAGAAACAAACAAGCTGACATTAGATAATGCAATCAAGATTGCCGAAGCATTGGGAATGGAAATTGTTATGGTTGCTAAGGAGGAGGAATAGATATGCGTGTAGTAATTGATATGCCTGATGATGAGTATAAAGTTATTAAGAATACTACTAGACCGTTGTATTACGCTGAACACCTGATTAAAGAAGGCAAACCGTATCAGGAACCAACTGTTGACAAGATAAGAGCAAAGATAGAAAAACGTATAACCGAAATTCCAAGAGAAACTATGTACGGAGGTGCTATGATTCACGGAATGGAAATGGTTTTGAGAATGTTTGACGAATATGAAATGGAAAGTGAGGAATAAATATGGCATCAGAAGAAAATAATAGTGAACTATATCAAGCATTAGTAAAGCATTATTACAGTTTAAGAGCAAAACGTCAAGCGTGCTTGGAAAATATAAATGCTTTAGAAGCTAAATATAAAGCACTTGATGAACAGTTGGAACAGATACATGACATTTTATACAAATATGGAAATTATATTTATGAGCATTTTGAAGAAGAAAAACCAATTGCAGAAAGAGAGGACTAACTTATGGCGAACGAATCAAATAAGAAATACTGGATATGCTGTCCGCTCTGCGACAACGAGAAATGTATGAGGGGCACTAGCAAGTGTGAAGCAGAGCAGTGGGAAAAAGAAAAACAGGAGGAAAATGAAAATGGAACAAGATTGGAATAAAGCAATGGTTACTCATTACGGTGCCAATGACAGAGCAAGACTATTAATGGAAGAGTGTGGAGAGCTTGTACAAGCCAGTAACAAGATTCTAAGATACCCTGATAGTGATGAAGCAAGAGCTAATTTGTTGGAAGAAATGGTTGATGTATCAATCATGATTGAACAGGTACGCACGTTATTCAATTACAGTGACCTTGAATGGAACCGAATGGAGCAGTACAAGGTTAATCGTTGCAAGAAAAGATTCTTGAAAGATACAGGTGCAGGAACTGATAATGGTATTACTTGCAAGTGCAATGATTGTGAGTATCACAAGGTCAAAGATGATGAAACATGCGTCAAATATTATTATGAAGATGGTAAGCTTTGCATGAGTCTTATTTATAGATGTCCAAATAGAAATATGGAGGAATAAGGTATGACAAAAGAAAAAACAGTCAAAATGACAAAAGAAGAAGCAGCTGAAATATTAAGAAATAAACTATACTGTATGGAACTTGAAACAAGTGGAACAGTAAATCAATGCAACAGTCGAAAATGTGACAACTGCATTTACAATTATAAGCAAGGCACTATTAGAGAGCAGAAAAAAGCACTCAACATGGCAGTTTGGTCGTTAGACAAAGATAGAGTTCTCGATTGGATGAAAGAAGACGTGAGCAAATGGTACATGCAATCTGATAAGCAGAGATTAGCGAACGACCCTTGTGTTGTTGATGCTATGATTGACTTGTTTATTAGGACTATTGATAAGTACAAGGTAAGAAGTGGGGAATAAGCAATGACATTAGATGAATTTGATTATTGCTATGAGTGTACAGCATATGGTGATGATTATTATATAGATGAACACGGTGATTTGATTTGTTGTTGTGATGAATGCCCGTTTAATACAATTGAAGAGGAGGAATAAGAGATGAGTTTTTCACAGCAGGTTAAACAAAGCGTAAATGGAGATGAATATTATACGCCACAAAAAGCAGTAGATATGATTATTCCATATATTGTGAAGAAAGGATATAAAACAATATGGTGTCCTTTCGATACGGCAGACAGCAAATTTGTAACAACATTCAAGGAGAAAGGATTTGACGTTCGATATGGACATATAGATACGGGACAGGATTTCTTTGAATATCAGAAACCGCAGGGTGATATAATTATATCCAACCCGCCATTCAGCAAACGAGATGAGATATTCCAAAAGTTGTATGAGTGGGATATTCCATTTGCCTTGATTATGAACTTCAATGGATTATTTGATAGTAAAAAAAGAGCAGACATTTTCAGGGAACATAGAGTTGAGATGCTGGTGCCAAGAGGTAGAATGAAATTTTATCACAGGGATAAAGGACTGTTGAATAGTCCAAATTTTCAAAGTATATATGTTTGTAATAAGTTATTAGACAATCAGATTGTATTTGATGAAACTAACTTTTAATGAATAGAGAAAGAGAGGAATAAGTAATGATAGACTATAAGAAATTTATATGTGCATTAAGACAATGTGCAAGCGAACATGTCAGTGACCCTGTATTTGCAGGAGAAATTATTACATCTGATTTGTGCAGAGAAACTGCTGACTTATTAGAATCGTTAGAGCAGGAATACAATAAAAGAATGGTGTCAAAAAACGTAGACCACCCTGACTATTACAGTGACGGCAAGATTGAAGTAATTGACTTTATCGAAGACAAGAACCTTGGCTTCTGCCTTGGCAATGCAGTGAAGTATATCAGTAGAGCTGGAAAGAAAGATAAGGGTAAGGAAATTGAAGACTTGGAAAAGGCATCTTGGTACATCCAAAGACGTATCAAAGAGATTCACTAAATGGAGGAATAACTAAAATGGAATATAGAATTATTATGAATAATGGTAATGAATATCATTATGAAACTTCCAAAAAAAATAGTGTTTTTTTAGAGTGGGTAAGCTCCCAGCAGTTTTTAAAAGTCAATAAATATGCCACTGATATTTTTGGTAGAGCGGTAAGACTTACTGTATTTCTATCTACAAAAAATATCAGTGAGATTATCAAGGAGTAATAACTATGAATAAAAATAAATATGATTTAGCAGAGGATGTTGCATGGATGATAAGTGCGACGGAAACCTGCAAAGGATGTTTCATGAAAGATGAGTGTCTAAAATTTTCCGACAAACATGGAGGGAAAGTGCTTTGTGGAAATGTGATAAAACTCACGGAAGCTATAGAGAAAAAATACCTAAGATAAGGAGGTATGATATATGAAAATTGAAAGGCATTATGAGTGTGTTGATGATTACCTAGCAAACCATAGGAATGAATGGGTAACTATCTACGAAGTCTGTATGTATGGAGAAGGTGCCGTAGACCTATGGTATTTCTCGTCACTTGATGTGGCAGAAAGAAGTGTATCAAATATTAAAAAAGCATCATGGCTTGACCTTGATGGTTATATAAAAGAGCTTCAATGCTATGTAGATGGTGCAGGAATTGTGTGGGTGAGGTACACACATACGCTTGATGAATAAGGAGGATTATTATGATGAAATTGCCAACTAATTGTGTAGAAAAAATTATGAGTATAACTGATAGGATTGCGATTGAACAATTGAAAACTCTCATTGAACAGTACGGAAGGGAGATTGACTGTACATGGGATGGCAAATGGTTACGTGCAGTGTATGTTGGATATTTTGGGTACGATATGAAAGTGAACGTACCTGCTAGGATGATTAGAAAGTTACATAATAAGTATAGCGAAAACATTATTGACTTTAGATATACAGAGATAGATGCAATGAGTCCGCATGTATTTAACACACTGAACGAAAGAAACAATCAGTCACTTGTGTTTGTAGCCAGTGAGAAAACAAAGAAATGCAGACTCATAGATATGGATAGAGTCGAATATATTATGGAAGCACTAGATAAGTACATTATCAATTATGCATTAAAGACTGCAGTTGATGAAGTAAAAATTAAAGAACGAGCAATGAAAAAAGCACCACAAGTTATGGTGCTTGATGAACTGCTACGTCCATATGAAGATAAATATAAGACTGTGGAAGTACCATATAAGGATGTATATTCTGTCTTAGCGACAAGAAATCCTTATGCGGATGCTATGAGACTGAGTGCTAGTGAGATAGCTAAGAAAATGCATGAGCAGATGAGAGAGTTTGAACAACGAGAATGGTTAAGAACGTCAATTAGATTTAGCCCTACATTTGTTGATGACCCATTCAGCTTCTAGTCAATATCATTCTCGATTGTTGCAAGGATATTATCAGGGTCAACCTTTTCACCTAATGGGTCTTCTATATGGTGAACTGTCTCGACCTTATCTTGCATGTCATAAAAGTTCTTCGCCCTGAAAATATAGGCAACTGCATTCATGTTGCCTGTGATAACTGCCTGAGCATCATAGGCTGCAACCATTTGGTAGAATCTCTGAGCTAAGTCATATCTGTCATACTCATGAAGAGACTCACGTCTCGACCAAGCACGAAAAGTAGTTGTAGATATGCCTATAGCCATAGCCATTCCTTCAATGGTAGGTCTTAACTGATTCTTGATGCAGTCATCCAAGTAGAAATTCATGCGAGTAGCAATCTCGCCGTCATCACGAGTCTTTGGAACAAGCCAATACTTGCGAATAGAAGTAAGGAGAGCGGATGCATAAGGATCTTCCAATAGACCTGAGACTGCAGTGGAAGCGTTATTTCCCTTGTTTACCATAACGTCATAGTTTTCCATTGTCTTTACATCTCTTCTCCTCTTCTCTTTTTGAGTTGCTGATTTGTTGATAGAATTAATTTCTGAATGTTCCCTAGCGTGCTTAGCAGAATCTAGGTAACTTATTGAAGTTTCACTCATATCATTGATAGCAATCAAGTCTTCATTTGGTACATCTTTGATAGCTTCGGTTATTTCTTCCTCAGTCATGTGAGAAAGTCTATCCAAGTCTTCCCTTGTGAATGTCATCTTTCAATCGTCTCCTTGTCTCTAAGCATTTGTGTGAACAGCAGTAATTGGTCGTGCCACGCACAGTATATTTGTATAACCATTGGGATTTGTATCCGAAGATAAAGAATTCTTTGTTACATATAGGGCAAACCTGTTTTACACCACGTGCCATAATCAATCACCTGCTTTCATAAAGTAGTATAACATAAGAATATGAAAAAATAAATAAAAGTATTTGACTAAAGGTATGATATAGTGATATAGTATATTTAGTCAAAGGAAAGAGAGGACAAAATTTATGGAAAAAAGAAAAGTAACTAGATACATCTATGATGATGTACGATTTGTAATTGATTCTGAAGGAGAAATCTACTTCTGCGAATATGATATTAGAAAAATCGTAGGGTATGGAAATGGACCACTATTTTCAAAGACAAAGAGTGGCAAAAAAATCAGAATTCAGTTTGAGGAAAAGGAACACAATTCTGTATTCTATACAATCAAGTCAATCAGAGAGTTCTTAAAGAATCATAACACCTACAAGACTGATAAAATTACTAGATTGAATTCTTTATATGGAAAATTATATAATGATGTAGTATTCAGAAACAAGAAAGATGAATGGCTATGCATAGATACTGATGACGGCAGAGCACCTGAACACAGTACTACGGAAACTGCAAAGCCTGTGTCCTCTGTGATTATCAGAGAGCCAAACGACATTGAAGACATCAATAAAACTCTTGCAAAAATCAATGTGTCGTTGGCACAGTTGTCAACTAGCACAACTGAAGTAGGTGCTAAACTAAACCACGTTAGAATGGTTGAGCACACTACTGACGAGGTAGACAAGAAATGGTATGAAGACGAATCAGCAATCATTAATGAAATGGTAATGACATTCGGATTTAAACGTACGGCTGAATACTGCCAAATGAATGTATGGAAATATAGAAGCAGATTCTCTATGAATGAAAACTCAAACGATAAGGATAAAGCCAACTGGTATATGGATAAAATCAAGGAGCTAAGAAAGGGTGGCAAACATGACGGTCAGAGAAGCAATCACTAGCATTTATCTAAAGGCTAAAGAATCAGGGTGCAACGTAGACGAGGAGATTGAAATCATCAGCGACATGGCTGATGATGCAGAGGATATAAATGATTTCTTCTGCGTTGTGTTCAACATGGAACTCAAGGAACTGGCAGAAACATGCAGACAGTCATGGAAAGATGCATGGAATGATGCAATTAAGGAGGAGAAAACAAATGAATAGAGAAAACATGACAAAGGAAGAAATCAAAAGACGCAGACGTATTGAATATAACTTCCGGAAGAAAATGAAATATAGAGAAACATCTCTTTATCCTCAAAGACCTTGGAGCAAAGAGGATGAATTATATGTAATTGAAAACTATGGTAAGATGACGTATAGAGAAATGTCTCCTAAACTTAGCCGTTCGGAGAACTCTATTTGTCAGAGAGTAGCCAAGCTAAAAAGGGAGGGCAAACTGTAATGAACACAACAGAAAACTACTATGAACCAAGTGGTGAACTCACTGCTTCTATCATGAAAAAATTCCTGCACTGTGAGAATCAGGCTATGGCTATGTACAACGGAGAGTACAGTCAGGAATGGAATGATGCAATGCTTATGGGCGGATATGTAGATGCATTCGTTGAAGGAACATTGGATGAATTCAAACTCAACCACCCTGAGATTATCTCATCAAGGGGCAAAACCAAAGGACAACTGAAGGCATCACTTAGACCAGCCGCAAGAATTGTAGAGAAGATGCAGGAAGACCCTCTATTTACGTCATATTTGGACGGAGAGAAACAAAAAGTAGTAAGAGGTGTAATTGGAGGGATGCCATTCAAAGGCAAGCTAGACGTGTATTTAAAGGGCAAAAGAATAGTAGACCTTAAATGCGTACATGACGTGAAGCCGTCATATGACGGAACACCATTTGTTAAGCAGTGGCACTATGATTTGCAGTTGGCTATCTATCAGGAACTGGTGTTCCAAGAAACAGGCGAGAGACTTCCTTGCTACTTGGCTATTGCCATTCGTGATGATGACAATCCTAGATTTGTAATTGCAGAGGTTAATCAGCATAACCTTGACGAAGCCTTGGATGAAATGGTAAGAGTATTGCCTAGAGTCAAGGAACTAATTGAAGGAAGAGACACACCTAGACACTGCAACAAGTGCAAGTACTGTGAAAAGACTTGGGAAACCAGAGTCATGGATAGCGACCTGCTAGGCATGAGTGACTATGAACTTGAAATGATTGGAGGATAAGTATGAACGCATTAGTATATGGACCAAGTGGTAGTGGTAAGACAGTCAACACTACTACTGTGGAAACAAAAGAACGTGGAAGAAATCTGCTCATCAATACCGATAACTCGGCTATCGTCTTAAGAAATTTCGATAGACCTAACCTAGATATTGTGAAAGCGAACCATTGGGAGTATGATTATGACGTGTCATCAAGAGAGATTGCACACGATTCAGTTGTATACCTGCTAGACAATGCTATCAGCAGTGGCAAGTATGACAACATTATTGTTGACTGCTTAACGGATATGTTTGACTTGGGCATCCTAGAAATGGAAGCCAGCGGAAAGTACAAGGATATGCGTAGAGCATATATGATTATGTATCACACAATCAAGCGACTGATTCGCAAGAGCGGTGATGCAGGAACTGATATTATTTGGACTGCATGGGAAAAGGTAACTATGATTCCTAATGTAGACGGAACTGAGTTCCCTCGTGTAGAACCTGACATTCCTGCAAAGATTATCAATCAGGTATGCGGGTTATGTAATATCGTAGGAAGAGTAGAGCACGGCAAGAACAAAGACGGTAAGGAAATGTGGCTCTACAATTGTAAAGGGTCTTCAAGCATGATTGCTAAAGACCAGTTTATGAACAGACAGTATATCTTACCTAGTGAAATTTTTAAAGCCAATAAGGAGGAAAAGTAATATGGCAATCAATTGGACATTCGATTCAAGTAAAGTAAAGCAGGCATTTGAAACTGCACCTGAAGGAGATTATCAGGTAAGGATTGAATCATTAATCGAAAAAACTTCTAGCTCAGGGTACCCAATGTGGGAATTCAAATTCAAGCTTCCTAAGAACTATGGAACAGTCAAATACTATATCGTGTTCAAAGCAGAAAGCGAAAATGATATTGAAATGGTTAACACTAACTTAGCAAACCTATGGGAATCATTCGGATTAGGCGGTTTGCCACGTACAGTAGGCGTTAATGAAAACTTCTTCGTAGGCAAGACAGGATTCGTACATATCAATCATAGAGAATACAATGGAAACATGTATGCAAATGTTCATTACCTATTGACTGGTTCCAGAACCAATGAAGCTATGATGCTAAATGAAAGTGAACCATCATTGGGAGACATGGATGTAGGCGGATTCCCATTCTAAGATATGACAGGGTAGGTTAGCCCCCTACCCTTTTAATTTAAGGAGACAACATATGAGTAGAGAACAAACATTAGAGAGATACCTAAAAACTATAAAAGCTGACAATAGAGAATTGTTAAGACAGATTGATAAGGTTCGTAAGGAAAACAAAAAGCTAAGATGTATCGCATTGGATATGGAAATTGATATTAATAAAATCAAAAAATATCTGAAAGGCAGTGATGGTGATGAGTAAGAAATATATCTTTGACGCATTCAGCCTAGACGGTAAGCTGGTTGGCACAGGTGATGTAAATGAACTGGCTGATGCTCTAGGAATATCAGTGGCAAGTATACGAAATGCATATACCAGAGACGCTATTGCGTGTGGCAGATTCACATTCAAGATAAACAGTATCGTAAACACTGTTACAAATCCTCACGGTGCAAGAAAAAGACGTTCCAATAAGAAACCTGTCAAGTCTATACCTGTGGGAGAAAAAATAAACATGTCAGTTGCTAGATCTAACAAATACGCAACGATGATAGTCAAGTATGCACAAAGCATAACCACGGACGTTGCTAATCAGTTCGTGGATGATGACAGGCTTGCTATTCTTCATAGACTTGAAAAAGAATTACGCAATGATGCCATCAAATATAAAAGAATAAAAGAAGAATTAACAAAGGAGAGATAATATGAAAGGACTTAAATTTTATAAAGTTAGTTTTAATCAGTTTGAGGAGGACTGCTTGGGTTGTGAAGTTGCACAAGGATATACACACGCAGAGCTAAGAAAAATATATAACAATATCAAGTTGCCAAAACGTGCAACCAGTGGGTCTGCAGGGTATGATTTCTATTCCCCATTCCCATTCACATTGCATAAGGATGGAAGCGTTTTATTTCCTACAGGAATCAGGGCACGTATGCCTAAGGATGTAGTGCTTGTGATTGTACCTCGCAGTGGCATGGGATTCAAGTATAGAATTCAGTTGGACAATACAACAGGAATCATTGACAGTGATTACTATGGTGCGTGCAACGAAGGACACATCATGGCAAAAATTACTTGCGATTCAAAGAAACCGTGTACGGTAAAAGTAACAGAGGGTGATGCATTTGCACAGGGAATATTCATGTATTACTTGGTTACTGATGATGATGAAGCACTGGCAAGACGTGTCGGCGGTTTGGGTAGTACTGATGAGTAATCCTGAAACGATACTCCAAAGGGAAATAATGGTTGCGGTATCAAACATGGGTGCGATACCGTACCGTATGCAGGTAGGGAAGTTTCTGCCACTCAACAGTGACTTCCCTATAAAGATTGGGATTGATGGTACACCTGACTTGCTTATCATCTGTCCTAATGGCGAAGTCCTTTGGTTTGAAATAAAGACTGCTACAGGCAGATTAAGAAAAGACCAAAAGCAGTTCCATAGAGTGCTTAAGTCATTTAATCATAAGGTGTATGTTGTCCGCTCACCAGAGCAGGCTATAGAAATTTGTGAGGAGGAATTTGGTAATGGAAAACAAGGAATTCAGAGAAGCGATTGAGTCGATAAAAGCTAGAATCAATTGCGTTACTGCATCAAAGAATATTTGTGGCTTGGACATAAATAGGGAAGGTGACAGGTGCAAGTCGTTCCTGCACGCAGGCAGTAACCCTAACTCAGTTGTTGTCTACAACGATAGATGGTGGTCATTCAGTGATGCAATGGGTGGGGATGTAATAGACCTAGTGTCACTGGCTAAGTTTGATGGTGACAAAGGTAAGGCTATAAGATACCTAGCACAAATAACAAACGTTGATATGCCTAGCAGCTACAAGTCTGACGGTTGGGTAGAGTACACTCAGAACCTGAACAATCAGATTCAGCTATGGCATGAGCGTCTGCGTGATGAAGACTATGAGTATCTGCACAAACGTGGAATCAATGATGACACAATCAACACGTTAAGACTGGGATATGATGAACGCACTGATAGAATCATTATCCCTATGTATAGAAACGGATATGTATCGTACTTTTGCGGACGTACAATGTCGCCTGTAGTCAAGGGGAGAAATCCAAAGTACCTGAAACCACCGCTAAACGAGTACAACATGAATGACCTGTTTGGGCTAGATACACTGTCAAGAAATAAGGATTCCCTTATCATTGCAGAGGGGGCTTTCGATTATCTCTCGTTCTATCAGGAGGGCTATCCTGTACTGTCAATGGCAGGCGGTACATTCTCCAAACGTCAGAGACAGTCAGTAATAACCTATGCACGCAACTTCAAGGAAGTCATTCTTACATTTGACAATGACGACTCAGGTGCCAAATTCAATGAGAAACTGGCAAAGGAACTACTGAATAATAGAATCAAATTCAAGTTCGTAGAGATTCCTGAGAGCTGTAAAGACATCTCGGATTACTATGAAGCAGGTGGAAACCTAGACACATTGGTAGCAAATGCAAAAGACGGCATAGTCGCTCTAGCTACCTTAATCAATGACCTTGACGAACTCGAAATATTTGCAGTCAATGTGTGCCGATTCATGAATAAGATTTTAGTTGCTCAGTTATTCGCAAAGCTAGAGGAAACAGGCAAGTTTGACCCTGAGGTACTCAAGGTTCTCAAAGCTGAATGTTCCAAGATGCCTAGCGAAAGATTCATAGCCAATGAGGTAGTGAAGAAACATAACATTATCTACAACTCACACATTGGGTACTATGAGTATGACGGCATGGCATGGAATATCATTCCGCCTGACGTTATAATCTCATACATCTCAAAGGAACTAGGTTCTTATACTAGTGGTACTAAGTGCAATTCTATCATCAAGTTGGTACGTGCCATGATTGTCAATGATGACATCATGATGAACCAGTTGCGTATAGTTAATTTTATGAATGGTACATTGGATTTGACAGGTGACGAGCCTGTATTCCGTGAACACCGTAAAGAGGACTATGTTGACTATGTAATTGAATATCCATATGACCCTAGTGCGACTAGTCCTAAGTTCGATAAGTTCATCTATGACATCTCAGGTGAGGATGAAAACAAGGCGAAGCTGCTACAGGAAATGGCAGGGTATATACTGTTCAACGACAACTCAATGCATAAAGGATTTATCCTAGTTGGTGAAGGTGCAAACGGCAAGTCTGTTTATCTCAACATGCTTATGAAAATGATTGGTCATATGAATGTGTCGAATGTAGAATTGTCATCTATCAACCAACCATTTCAGGCTATTCAGTTCTCACGCTCGTTCCTGAATGTATCGGCAGATGCAAGTACAAAGATTGAAGCCTGTGAGTCAGTGTTCAAGCAGATTACTGCGGGGGATATTATCAGTGCATGTCATAAGGGGAAGGATTTCATGAACTTCCGTCCACGTACAAAAATGTTTATCGCATGTAACGAACTGCCACATTCACGAGATGTGTCTGACGGATATTTCAGACGTATGAAGATTGTTAGATTCGATACTCAGTTTGTTGACCATCCGACTAAGCCAAATGAAAAGCCAATCAACAAGAATCTTGAAAGAGAATTGTCTGAGGATATGAGTGCTATATTCAACTGGGTTCTTAAAGGGTACAATATGATTAAAACCGAAAAGGAATTCGTCAAGTATGACGGTGAAGACAGAATCATGGAAGATTATGAAGAAGAAACCGATACAACAATTCAGTTCGTCAAGGAACTTGAATTTGAGAGATATTCCAAATTTGATTTCGCATTGTCATGCAGTGAACTGTTTAAAATCTATTTGGACTGGTGTGACACCAACGGCATCAAGTATCGTAAGACCAAGATGCAGTTAATGAGACAGTTGAAGAAACACTTCCCTAAATACAGACCTGATGTAGTACCGTATAGAACTTCCAAAACAAGAGGATATAAATTGAATATCAACTATGGAAAAGAATAAAAGATTTGATGTAACCATTGACTGTTATGACGTTAATGGAGTAAAATATTATTATGATAAGCATTACGCAAAGAAGTATATACTTATCGGATACCGTATCAAGGACGGAGTAGCAACACTTACACTTTGTTTACGATAGGTTCATTAGATTCTAGTGCCATGCGTGGCACTCCTCCAAAATTTCAGCATACATGAAGAAACCCCTACTGTTATAGTAGGGGCTTTTTCGTTATATAATACGTTACACTCGGTTATGCAATATACTTAGCTGAAACATATCCACGCTTACCATTGTGCTCAATCAGGTACCAGTCACCTGTCTTGCTGACAATCTTAACTTTCTGACCTTTGAGCAGTGGCGAAAATGTACACTTTTTAGCCATAATGCTAGGCTGTTTTCTTACGTTCAATGCACTAGCAATTACCTTGCCTGTCTTGGCACTAGCCTTTACGGTGGTATTCTTCTTAGGTGTATCATACTCAGGGTATCCGTACCCAAGAATCTTTGAGTATGTTTTCTTGTAAGCTTTGTTATTAACTGCACCACCATTGTCAACAACTCCTTTGTCTGAGTTTGTATTGCCTTCCATTGTGTATACAGTATCGCCTGATACTCTACTAACGATACCAATGTGAACTGCACCTGGATGTCGAGAGCCTGAAAAGAAAATGAAAGCTCCCTCTTTAGGTGTCTTGCCGTATCTTTTGTGTTTTATGAATCTCTGACGAATTGTTTCACAGGACGCTGACTTACCATACATGATTTTGCAGTCACCAAATGCTTTGTAAACGCACCAAGATACATACTCAGCACACCAGTATGCAGGGTTCAATCCATACCATTTGCCGTATTTTGTGTAGTTATTTTTTCCTGCATTCTTTGATTTGCTATTGAGGTCAGCGTTTGATTTCTTTTCTAGGTAGCCTTCTTCAGCTTTGGCTACTCTGATTAAGTCATTAGCATATCTTGCCATTTAATGTCCCTCCTTTTGACTGTTGATTGTTTCAAGCGTAATGATACGATTCTTAAGTATATTTAATTCATCATCAATCCTATGTATATTCGCTTTGTTTTCATCATGAAGATTGAAAGAAGTCTTCTGGTCACGTTTCAGCACAATAACCTCTTCATTAATCTTGTCTAGCTTATTCTCTATGGATTTATACTGAGTCTGAACATCAACCCTAAGTGAGCGAGAGTCATCACATAGTTGGTCTAGTTTCCAATTAATCTTAGTGCTACGTTCTACAGACTGTTTTACCTCATCAGCATTTTCTTTCTTTCTGCCGATATAAAATGCACACGCACTCATAACGAATGTGATAATGCTCATCAGGTAAACAACCTGTTCAGATGTCAACGATTTGCCCATTATAAATCACCTACACACTAGCGTCAGAATCACTAGGCACATATTCAGCGTCTTCTCCTACATCAAATACACCTGAGTCTACTTCTTCGTTTTTGTCACTAATAGGGTCTTCGCATACTGTTAAGTCCAAGTTGTCATCACTAGGGTACGCACGTTGCATAGCTAGGTTGCTGTCACTTATGCCTGTTGTGGTTGGGTCAACTACAATACCTAAAAGTGATAGTACGTCTATAACGTATTTTAAGCCCTGTAGAGCAAAGTTTTGGTCTACCCTAGGAACAATACCCATAGCATCCAAAACACTGTACACAAAGCTAACAGTTAGCGTAACGATAGAAACTAGAGTGACTTTGTTTCTTAATCTTAATTTCCAATTGATATTCATATTATTCCTCCTTCGCCTTATACTATTATACTACATTAAGTAACCATGCAATACAAACCAAAAAGAAAAAAACCTAGCAAAAAGCTAGGCGTTTTCTAGGAGAATTAAAGATTAAAGAGACGCATTGGACGGACAAAGTTTATGGCAACTAAGGATATGCATCTCTGTTTGAATATGGTGGACACTACAGGACTCGAACCTGTGACCAATCGGTTATGAGCCGATAGCTCTACCCACTAAGCTAAGTGTCCATATGTATATGTACGAATTGGAGTATAGAATTAGAGTATGTTAGTGACGTACATATACATGTTAGAGAGAGGTTACAATGTAGGGCACATGTCGGCTTGCCTGTAATCACACTGTATGTTTAACAGTATGCTACATTGTGCTAATAGGAAGCCTACTTCTCCATGTACCTAGTTTCATGTGAGGAAGGTTTCACTAGGTACGCAATTATGATATAGGGATTTCGCCAATCTAATTGGCATAATCATTATAGCATATGTCATATTGTAATTCAATATACTTAATAATCTTCACTTGTAATTATTTTAAATTCCTCTTCTGTAATCCACTCCTTTACAACTGCGTTTCTAACCTTTTTAATATCCCACATCCCCGCACGATACCAATACAGAACCTTTTCAAATTTGCTCATCATAACTCAACATCTCCCATCATTGCAATATATTCTAATTTAGCTTCAAAGTTTCTATCCTTTAACTCTCTTTCGGTTAAAGGTCTGATAATAAGATGTTGTTTACCATCCATTTTGAAATTGTTACAGCACACCATATTTTCATACTTAACGTCATCAACCCATACTTCAACTAAATTCTCTTCACGCAACTCTTCATCAGATACTTCTACTTTTGGAATGATGTTGTTACCATTCAGCTCAGCTTCGAATTCAAATCCGTCAATAAATCTAACTTTCATACTTATCCTCCTTAAAATTATTCACTACTCTCCAGTTAAACATGCGAATGGACGAACACCATATGAACTGGCAGCACTACCCCTGTCTGCGTCGCCACTAATACCTACACAAGCATAGTCGTATGAGTCTACAACATTGGTTAGCCAGTAGTTATCTCTAATGTTGATTTTAGTCTGGTCGAATGCAAATAACTTAAATTGTGTTTTCTGTGTGCCTACATCATAACCGCCTTTCCCCCATACGGCGTGACCATAGACCTGCTCTTCAGACATAAGTTCAACTCTTGAGTAGCTCCAAATTGCTCCGTCAGCAACACCAGAACTAACGCTATTTGCATATTGACATCTATGCATTGCAATATACGTTCTACCAAAAGCATTAGTAAATGCAGTTTTTGCTTTATCTAAATTAGCATAGCACATTTCGCTTCCAGAATAAGCATATGATGTAGAGTTAGTCGATTTCATTTTAGCCTCGTATAAAACGGTATCCGGTACAATAATAACATGATGTTCCTTAAAAGGTCCTTCACTATCACCAACGTTATAATAGTAATCAAAGTCGGCAATACGCCAATTTACACCATTGATTGTCCAGTAGTCGCCAATAAATAAATCGTCAAACGTACCATTAGTAATAGCCGCTTTTTGTGCATCAGTATATGTGTCTCCTAGATACTTACCGCGATAGATACTTGAATGGAATCCAGCACCAGTACCGTCTATTCCACCACCAGAAGCTTTTTTTAATTCTTCAACTTGTTCATCTAATGTTGCAATATCATTAGTATTGGTTGTAACTCTACTATCAAGACCATCCAGTGTTGTCTTATCACTTGAAGTCAAGCCACTGTTTACAGTCGCTAATTGTGATTCATTTAAGCTGTTTTGTTTTGCATCAAGTAAGGTATCAGTTTCTGTTTTTGTATAATAATCAGTTAAATCAGGTATATCTTCCACATCTGCTTTACCGTTTAATAAAGCATCAGTTTCTGCTTTAGTATATCTATTATTGATAAGTGTCTGTAAGTTTGTGTCAGCAGCTTCTCTTGCTGCGCTTTCAGCATCAAGTAATGCATCAGTTTCAGTCTTTGTATACCTGTCGCCGATAAGACTTTCTAGTCTAGTGTCAGCGTTAGCTCTTGCTGTACTTTCATCATCAAGCTTAGTATTTAACTCGTTAACAGTGCCATTAACACCTTTAATAGCTTCACTACGTGTCGTTGCTTCTGCTTGAATAGCTGATTGCAACTCAGCGTCAGCATTGGCTCTTGCGGTGGATTCAGCATTAATTAAAGTATCAGTTTCGGTTTTAGTGTACCTATCACCGATAAGCCCTTCTAATCTCGTATCAGCAGTTTCTCTTGCAGTAGACTCGTCAGCAAGGTCGGTGCTTAGTCCATCAACTGTAGTGTTGATACCTTCTATAGCGTTTGCATTGTTTGTGACTCTGCTATTAAGACCACTAATAGCACTTGCATTGCCTGTAATTCTGCTATCAAGACTATCCATTCTACTCATGGAACTAGAGTAGTTGCTTCTTACTGTGGTTTCAAGACTATTAATGTTATTTTGAAGATTGTTATCACCATTAACACGAGCGTTAGATTCTTCTGTGAACCATCTTCGAACATCAGTATCAAGCTGCTCTCTTGCAGTTACTTCGTCATCAATAAGACCTTCAAGCCTTGTGTCACCGTCAGCTCTAGCAGTTACCTCATTTTCAAGGCTAGTACTTAAGTCATCTAAATCACCATGAATTGATGTAACATCCTGTGTTAATCCGTCAATAGCAGTAGTGTTAGCAGTTACCCTACTGTCAAAACTGTCAACCTTATCACCCATAGTAGCTACAGTCTGCGATACAGTATCAACCTTATCGTCAATATTAGTTACATCCTGAGACAATCCATCTACTCTTCCGCCAATAGCAGTCACGTCTTGAGATAGCGTATCTACGGTGCTCTCACACTCATCCACTCTGTCCAACAATAGTTGCCACTGTGAAGGCACAGGTTCGTCAGGACTTACACCGTCGTCATAGTTGAGGTTGGCTCTGCCCTTGAACTTGAACGCAATCTCATTTGTAGTATAACGTTTCTCACATGTCATGTAGTCTTCTTTGTCAGTAGCGAAAAGAGTCATTTTAAACTTTAACTGTCTAAGACACTTGTGTGGGATAGAGCATGTATTATCAGTCACAGCCTTTATGTATACATTACCTTCTTCGTCATGGAACTGTGCCCACAAATATGGCAAATCCCATCCGCCAAGGATGTGTCCTAAGTCATCAGTTTCAAATTTAAAGTTACAGTAAAGCGTATCAATAGTGTCCGTTGAAGAGTAGTATTTTCGGTCATAGTCTAACCTCTGCCCATCAACGCTAAATCTTATGTAGTCCATAAGCATTTCCTCCGTTCTTACAAATATATTTTATCATGAGCTGTTACTCATTTCCATTACTTGGTGTCTGGCTTATTTCCTCTAGCATCTTGTTTATTTCCTCTTTCGTATAGTAGTTAGACATATCAACAGTAGTCCAAGACCTACCACCGTTTCCGTCAGTGGTAAGTACTTGACCATCTGTGCCCTCAGTCTCAGGCTCGTCTATCTTCTTGTTCAGCCATTCCACAATACGTTTCTTGAATTTATCGGAGCCGTTATAAATAATCTTCATAATCATTACTCCGTCTGTGTAATCGTATATGTAATCTTCATTGTCTTATCGGAAGTTTTGACAACAGGGGTTTCAAGGTTGTTAATTGTGGTTAGGTACATTGGGTTGATAAATGCCATTCTTCTGCTTTGGCTATCTGAGTCATCAACATAAGAATGAGGTGATACGGACATTAACTTGCCGTTGTATATATATTCAACTGGGTAACCATCATCTGAATCGTATCGTTGACTGTATGCACGAAGTCTGCATTTTTTTATCACATTTGAACTCATGTCTATGATATTGGCTAGACTATCAGCAGCAAATGTATGCAGTTTTCCAATGATGAACGCATCACCCATTCCGAATACCTTTACAATATCTGGTGCTGAACCTGTAGTGAAACTTGCTGTTCCTGTCAACTCAGTGACGTTGGTAAGATTGTGTATATCATATTTGAATACCTTTGCGTTGTCTCTTCTTATGGCACAGAAATATCCATTATGGAAATGAGGTAGAGTTATGCACTCATATCCCTGATTGAACGTTATCTTATTTGCGGTAAGACTGTCATTATTTCCGAGAGTTATTTCGAATATGTCCTGCGGAGTGCGGAATGAACAGTTGACAACATAAATCTTTCCTGTTGCTTCGTCATACGTAGGAACAGGCGTACCCATTGTTGTATCTGTTGATATGTCCTCAGTACTTATCAACTTTTTCTTGTCTCCAAACAAATCTACGTTCGTATAATCTAGCTTATATATATCGCATTTGAGCGTATTTTCAAACTTGTAGAACTCATATGCTCTTTTTGTGCTTAGATTCCATACGCATCCTCTGTTCTTTGCACTTGATTTGAACATCGGGGTGTATCCCTTTAAGTCTGTACCATAAAGGTTTATATAATTAACCGTATCAGGTGCATTATCCAAACCATATGTAGCCCTTGCACCTATCTTGTTTGTAAGACACACACTTGAAATACGACCGTTGCACTGGTTTGTGGCAAAGTCATATACAAGCTTTAACGTTTTTGTGTGAGCATCATAGCTTGATTCATCACTGTTGTATGTTCCCTTTACCGCATTTGTTGACTGTTCACCCTTTATGGCATATCCTATCTGTTCGTTTCCAACTGGATAATAGCTAGATGTGTCTACTGCATCCTTAAACAGTTCAATGCCACCAAGATAATACTCATAGCCGTTCTGAATGTCATAATCAACAGGGTATATAAGTGGGCTATTTAGAATATCAGCAAGAGCATTTGTGAACATATTATCATCTTCGTGGATTTCTTTCTTGCCTGTCTTGGCATCAGTAAGTTCAATCCTTGTGTGACCTTTTAAAGCCATGTCTTTTTCCTCCTTTTTGTTATTTTGTGTTTTGGTAGCTTATTACCAGATTAGTCAATGCTGATGTATCATCTTCCAACCAAAACTTGAAGTATATTTTATTTTCAGTTCCAAGACCATCATATAATGTCTCTGGACTTATCGCAAGAAAATCAGCTACCGACATCTTGCTGGTGTATGTAGTTCCGTCATAGGAATACTGAATATTCACTGTACCGTCATAGCTACAGGTTATTGCTCTTATTCCTTTTATGGATTCATGGTTCATGTCAGCCACACACGTAACCGTTCTTGGGGTAGGTATTCCACTAAGTGATATGTTAAATGGTGCATACGTTGATGTACTATTCATCCATCTGTATATCTTAAGATGCGGAATTGTTGAAGCTATTATTGGCGTTGAATCAAGTCCTCTGTCAATAAATGTTGAAGAGTTGATTGTTCCTGTAATCTCAACAAGGGCATTGTTTTCTACAGTGTATATTTTTGTATCGTCTCCAAGAAGATACTTTGTAACAGGTGCTTCTGGTTCCGGTTCTGGTTCCGGTCCTGGTTCCGGTTCTGGTTCCGGTTCTGGTTCCGGTCCTGGTTCCGGTCCTACAATTCCTATTGTAACTGTGTAAGGTTCGTATTCTTCAGTTCCATCCTGTCGTATTGTGAATTGTCTATTTTGACTTGTGACATCCCACCAGATGCCTTGATAATTATAATCGTCTATGCCTGAATTATTTGTGTTGTTAATTGTTGGGAAGTTTATCACATCAATATAGAATGTTCCGTCACTCAGCAATACAGCCTGATACGTCAGCTTGTAATCGTTTGAAGTCTGTACTGGGTCGCTATAGCCATCCCAATATGCTCTCAGGAATTCAATATCATCATTCAATGTGCCTATTTCATATGCAATGTTATACATTGCGGTGTCATACGTCTCATTAATGATAATGTCGTAATACCCGCTAACATCACCAGAGCCGCTCAGCGAGACAAAAATATTATTCATTGTGCCAAATGAGAGTATTGTTATCTGCGTGAGTTCATGATAAACGTTGTCAGTCCATGCAATTGGTGTTGGTAGTGTCACATCAACACTGTCTGTAGTTCTCGTGTTCTCCACGACATATGTCATATTGCTGGTTGAACTTATAATGTCAGCCACGCTTGTGTAGTTCATGCTATCACTCCTCAACTGCTTCTATGCTTGATATTGTATCAAATTCTGTTGTATCAATTTCAACTTTGTCAAGATAGCCTGTGTCAATGCTTTCTTGTGTTCCCTCAAATGTGAAGTTCTCTTTAAGGTGATACTGATTGTTTGTATTTATCTCAACGAAATCAGGGTCATATGTTCCAAGATGGTCTGTTCTTGAATCCATTGTGAATGATTTAACAATTTCAGAAGCAGAAACAGTATCGTATATTCCACTCATTGTGAACTGAGAGAATGTTACTCTTATGCCACTGACTGTTTCGTTGAATGTAGAACTGTATTTATCAATTGGCGAAACTTCAGCAATATCAGTAATCGGAGATATAGTATAGACATCTGTTCTTGTCGTGACGATTGATGGTATTGATTCCTCGATAGTGATTGTACCATCCCAAGGTTTTGAACTTGCGTATAGACCCTGACCATAAATCATATTCTTTGAATTGTATTCTTCTATGCTTGCGTTACCGCCATTCATTGACAGGTAGCCAATGAATCTATGTGATTCCACATTCTTGTTTGGAATAAGTGGATAGAATAGGTTCAAGATATGCTTGCCATCCTGATAGGTTTCAGTAGGATAGAATCCTTCTATCTCACTGTTGTCATATACATATCTAACCCTTGCTACTGCATCACCAACAGTGTATGTGTCATTATTTACCGACTCACTTGTTTCTATATCTAATAGAATCTCACCTTGCAATATCAACTGTGTTGCACTTGACGTAACGAATGATATATTGAACAGTTCAATCTCCTCGTTGTCTCCGCAAATCAGTTTTTCCTGATTCTCAAAGTTGTAGTAAACAATCTTGTTCTCATTTGCAGAGTTCAATAAATATTGAGTAGTCTCAGATACGTTGCCACTCTTGTCTTTCAGCTTAGGGTTCTCGCCACCACACTTGATTTCCATAGTGCCTGATGACTTATATGTTATGGACGTTACAGGTGCTACCTTGCCACTAACAACACCATTGCCTGTGAAACTGACTATATCACCTACACGCAGTGATGGGTCGATAGTCAATGTCGCAGTGAATGGAGTGAATACATAGGTCGTGATGCTATCGAATATAGCCTGATACTTAGCAAGCAGTACTTCATCTAATCCGTACTGCATGAGTGTGTTGGTACCCATATTGTATACCAATCCTTCGGTATCACCCAATACCTCTACTGTATTGTCTTTTATCTTTGTGTATGTCATGCCTGAGTACCATGACTCATAGTCTGCCATTTCCAAGCTGAATCTATCGTCATCACCGTATACTCTGTCTGCATCCATCTTGTACTGCCTGAAGTATAGCTTGTCATTATCAATAGTGACATAGCCACCCATCATCTGAGATACTGCCTGAAGTATAGCAGAGTATGATTTGGTAGTGTCTTTGTCAGTTACATACTCAGAAACAAAGTCAGTACCGTTTATGAAATTTTCAAACTCTTCTTCAGTATTGCCTAATTCAACACCTGTATTCTCACAGCATGATTCCATGATTTCATATGGAGTCATATCAGTGAACTGACTCTTAGCCACTGCATCCATCTTACTCATAGCATCATATCCTGTTATTGCTATAAGGTTTCCTGTACGTGTGGCTTCAGTTATATAATAAGTATTTGATGGAATCCATTCGTATGTTCCATCTTCCAATTCCAATCCAAATTCTACCTGAATAGTACCGTCATACAAAATATATCTATCCAACTGCATATATAGACTAATCTTGATTTCACTAGTATACGCAGTGCCTAACTCAATGGTTGAGTCAGACGATATTTCATGCGTAATACTTAGTGTGCCTTCTACGATAGCTTCTGAATCGAAATCATAGTGGAGGTTGTCCCTAGTAGTAAGAGTACCTCTCCAATCTACAGCGATAGAATCGCTCTTTATCTTTTCAAGATATGCGTCACTTACTGGATACATGTGCCACACCTCCTGCTACAATTCTATCACATTGATTGATATATTTGTATATAGCCCACCTGAATCTTTGCATATTTCACCACTGTGAATTGTGTAGTTTATTTCACCGCAATAGCCCTTGAAAGACCTCTTGCCGTTATCCCAGTAATGGAAAGTGAATTCCTTACCTTGCATAAGATTCAGCATCTTATGGACTTCATTTCCTGTTAATACATTCCATTTCATATTAACCTTACGAACATCTCTTCTTTTCCAGACGATTCTCATTACACCGTTTTCTTTTCGACCTGTATCTGAAGATGTTACGTTACTATGATTTATTTCTGTATCCTTTGAAGGAATATAGATGGCAGTATTGCCTACTGCCCATCTACCTTCCCTGTCAAGAACACCAATATGTTTCTCTGCCATATGTGTTCTCCTTTATATTATCTGCTACCTAATGGTGAGTTGCCTGTTCTCATAATCTGACGGTTGTTTTCTTTAACAACAGTGTTAAATACCTCACGACCATCAATGATAACCTGAGCACCTCTGCCATCTCTGATAGCTTCTATGATTTGATTTACTAGTTGAGCATCATTATCCATTGAACGCTGTTCAATTTCAATCTGTTTGCTGACTAGATTTATGATATTGACTATGTAATTGCCAAAGCTATTCATATCGTTAGCAGTGTTATAGCCTGAGTTTGCAGTTACATTCCTGTATGTATTGCCTGCCAAATTGTCAATGCTCTTAGAGATTGCCAACAAGGCTTCATTGTTTCCACTGCCGTTGATGTACTCAGCAAGTTTTCCTGCAATCTGCATGATACCTGCCTTGTCATTCTTTAATGGAACGACTGCTTCAGGTCCCGCTTCACCTACTACTGCAGTAGTTGTGCTCTTGATGACACCACCTGTAGCCAATGCAGGAATTTCAGGAATGTTGAATCCCCAAGTCTGTCCACCAAATACTGGAACCCAGTCAGGAACCTCAATAGATAAATTATTAAGTCCTTTGATTACTTTGTTCATTACACCACGCACAACGTTGAATATACCTTTTATTGGTTTGAGTGCAGTGTTGGCTACACCTTTGAAGAAAGAGCCTACACCCTTGAATACGGTCTTGATGCCATTCCATATTCCTTCAAAGAACTTCTTAACTCCTGAGAACGCAGTCTTGACATTGTTGTATGCACCCTTGAATGTCGAACTGAACCATGAACCGATACCGTTAAATGCGGATTTGATTGAGTTGTATCTCTCTGTAAACCATGAACCGATTGCACCAAATACACTCTTTACTTTGTCATATGCACCTTGGAATGTATCTCCAAACCAAGTAGCTACGCTTGATAAAGCACTTGTTATGCTTGTCCAAGCTTCACTGAAGAATGTTCCTATAGGAGTGAATATGTCTACAACAGCCTGATAAGCTGCTTGGAATGTATCTCCAAACCATTTGCCAACAGTGCTGAATACACCTTTGATTCCTTCCCATATAGTTTGGAATGGTGTCAGGACAAAATTGATTATGGCTTTAATACCGTCAATCAATCCCTGAACAATGTAGCCACCGTATTCAAAGAATACAGTAGATGGTGAATGTATTCCTAACGCTTCACAGAATGCGTCAACGAATGGTTTAACCATGTTATCCCATATCCATTTTCCGATTCCTGCTATGGCATCTACAATACCTTTCAGCAAGCCTGCGACCATATCAGCACCTGCTTTTAGGAAACCTGCGGGGTCATTGATGAATTTGGCTATACCATCAACTATAGCTTTTCCTATCGCAACAAAGCCTTTTGCGATACTTCCTACTAGCCATCCTAATAATGTACCTAGCAGTGTTGCCAATGTCTTTGTAATTCCTCCAATGATGTCGCCTATAATCTTAACAATCTTAGGCAATGTACCAGTAAGGAATTCACTAATCTTATCCCAGTTGCCTGCGATAAGTGCTACAGCCATTACACCTAAAATAATAAGCCCTGCAGGTGACGCTAAGAATGAGCCTAATCCAGTTATACCTTTTGATAGTAATCCCTGTGCTTTCGAAAATACTGAAGTTATTCCTGATGTGACTGGAGCAAATGCACTGGATATATTTCCAAACGCATTTCCAATTGCACCACCGATTTTAGTATTTGCTAATTTGGTTTTGATTTTACCAAATCCATTTGATATGGCTGTTCCTACAGTATCTAGCTTCCCTGTTACGCCCGTCTTCATGGTTTCTAAACTTACTGCGGCTTTATCGCCAAACTTTGTGAAGCCTTCAGACCAGAACGTCTTCGAGCTTTCAAAAGCCTGACCTATCTTAGAACCCGCTAGTCCTTCTTTCAGAGTGGTTGCTATTCCGCTTAGTGATGTTTGAATCTTACTAGCAAGACCGTTGAATGCACCTGCGGAGATAAGAGAGTCCCAAGGTATAGCAGTGAATATAGCTTTACCTCTAGTCAGTAATATCATAGCAGGCAACTGCCATATAGCATCAGACCCTGCACTGTCGAAGAACCCTGATACTGCACCTTTGAGTGCATCAAATATTGCCTTGCCTACAGTAGTCATGATTTCAACCCAGTTGATTGAGCCTAGGAACTGTCCTACTTTGAATCCTAATTCTCCCCAGTTTATGTCACCTAACGTTTCCATAATGTTATGAACTAGGGTTCCTACTGCTTCACCGAACTTCTTCGCTTCAATGCCTGTAATGACTCTGTTGATGTAGGTTGTGATATTCTCACGAATTAAGTCAGCCTTAAGGTTATTGATAGTTTTTGCAAATAGATCTATGAGTCCATTTACCAATTTAACAGTAGCATTTGATGCATAGAGTGGGTCCCAAGTCTCAAAGATGTTGTTTATTCCATCTGCAACTTTCTTTCCCCATTTAGCAGAGTTTTCAACAACCTTATCTGCAAATCCATCTATTATCTCAAAGATTGTATTTAATCCTGAACCAATCATCTGACCGCCTTTGTCAAAGTCATAGTCAAAGAATCCATCAAGCAAGTCTCCTAACTTGGTTCCTAGCTGATAGCCGCCAAAGTTTTCAAAGAATGACTGCAGATGAGCAGTGATTCCGTTTAAGCCATGTGCAACTGTCTGACCAATCTTCTTGAAGTTGGTCTTCCCGATAGCACCATTAAGCCATGTAGCCAACTGTTTTCCAAACGTCTTGGCAAATGGATTGAACTTCTTTACAATCCAATCATCTGCGGCATTAATGATATTGTTCAGCTTATCGCCAAAGTTTTCTCCAAGACTTGTCCAGTCTGCTTTCTTAAAAGCATCCTTGATATTCTTTATGATGTCATCAACCCTGCTATTGCTGTCAGGCATTTTCCACTCATAATTTGATGGGTCCCATTGGCTTGGGTCTAAGTGCTGAAGTCCACTGCCTGTATCTGAACCTGATTTAGATGCCTTTTCCTGCATTACATTCAATTCGTCAAATGGCAGTAGCATCTTTCTAAGCTTCTTGGAAGTTTCATCTGCACTCTTGCCGATATTGTCTATATTTTCTTCAGTGTCACCATAGTCGATTCCACTAAAGTCGATTCCCTTTAACTGGTCGTTAACATCATAACCTAGTAGTTTGGCTATTCTGTTTGCCAGCTCAGTGATTACTTTTAATAAAGCAGTCAAATATGGCAATGCTGACTGGGCTATAGCTAAGCCTACACCACCTAATGCACGCTTCATGATATTTACTTGGTTAGTAAATACACGGATAGCATTAGCAGGAGTATTGATTGAACGAGCCAAATCGTTATATACACCTGTCTTACGAGCATTGCTCATGATAGTCTCATAACGCATCATAGCCTGAGTAGCAGTGTCCCATGAAGATACCTCGCCCTTAAGACCATACTTAAGACCTGTCTGCTTAATCATCTGATTAGTAACTGCGTTACCTAATTCCTTAAGACCTTTGGTCTGACCTGCCATCGCATTCGATATTTTACCAAAGACTTCTTCAGGTTTGATGTTGAATAACGAGCTATAGTCATATGTTAGCTGTGCCAAGTTACGAGACATTATTAATGACTTGTTATTAACAACACCCATACCTGTGGCTAACATATTCAATGAACCCTGATACTGCATGAACTCTGATGAGTTTAAGCCGTATGTAGTCTCTGATAAGCTTCTAGCAAGCTCAGTGTTCTTGCCTGTAGCTGATTGAGTAGCGACAGTAAACAGGTTCAATTGTTCTACATAGTTGGCTGCTTCGTTTACTGCAGACTTCATGAAGCTTGACAGTCTTCTTATTACCATATAGAATACGCCGACTTTAGCTATAGTCTTTGTTATGGTATTAAACATTTTGGCGAATGACTGGTTAGCAGAGTTTACTGCGGCTTTGCCTGTTATCAGGTTCTTAGCCAGACTTCCAAGCTTTTGCGTAACTTTGGAAATAGCGTCTAAGTATTTTCCTAATACTACTTTAGTACCATTAAGAGCTGCGTTAAATGAAGACGTTGACTTGTTAGCTTGGTCTTCTTGATTAGTAAATCTTTTGAATCCTGCAACAACACGGTCAAATATCTTCGAAGCATTGTCACCTTCTATGCCCAATGCAATCAGCCATGAAGTTAGTTTTTCTAACTCTGTCATTAAAGGACTTAAAGCAGTTGCTAATAACTCAAACTTTCCATGTAAAACTTCAAGCTTGGAATCATCTATACTAGCCATAGAGTCTGCAAACTTCTCTATGTTAACAGGCAATATTTCCAATAATTTAGATGCACTGCTCATAGTCATGAACTCTTTTGATATATCATTGAGTACATTTCCTGTAGTTTGCAAGTTTATAAGAGATGCAGATAATCTTTCAAGAGCGTTTAGTACTCCATTGAAATTGTCGCCAACTGTTTCAACTTTATTCATTTCACTAATGAAATTGCCAATCTGTGAAGATAGCATTTCAAGAGCGTTTATTCCTGATTCAGATGAAGCTCGAATTAACTCGTTTACAGTACTCATTGAAGTGGCTACTGTATTTATGCTACTGCTTGCATCACTCTTGCCAAACGCTTTGAAAGCAGTATTTAATACTGATACTGCATTTGCAAACGCATTGACGTTAGCAGACGTATTTGAAGTATCAATACCTGAACTTATAGCCTGAGCAAAGTCATGTATTGTTTGTGTGTTCTTTGAGAGTACTGTGAAATCAACACCTGATAGTTTTGTTAAACTATCAGCCATTGTATTGATAGCAGTGCTAGTAGATTGCAACGATGCTTCTGCGTTTGATGCTCCGAATTCTTTGAAAGCTTTTCTTATTGCGTCTATAGAATTACTGATAGCATTCAATTGTGTTGCAGATTCTCTAGCACTTTTAGCATTCTTTATAAAACTTGACGCATCAAGTTCCAACGTAAATTTTGCTGTTTCATCTGCCATACTATTTTCCTCCTCCCTTGCCGACGTTCTTATATTTTAAAGTGAACGCATTCATCCAAGCTTCGGCTTTCTTGGCTTCTTCTAATTCCTTTTCACGTTCTGTCATAATCTTATCCTTAAATCCCAAGTCGTAAGGTTTCTCAGGATATTTATACTTTTTCTTACCAAGAGTGCTGAAGCCTGACATAATTGCTTCATAGAAATACATGCCCTGAAGCCATGCTTCATTGTTCTTTCTATTGTCGCTTATGTCATTGGCTTCTACATAATACCTAGTAAGTTTCATATCTTCTAGCCAAAAGGATTCGTAAGTCATTCCTATTGACAAGAAAAAAGGAAACACCCTCTCGAATGTTTCCGTGTAAGATGGCACGTCTATGC